TCTTCAAACTTATGTGGTCTATATATTGTTGCTAATGCTTCCATCTAATCACCTACTTTATAATTTTTTAAGTACTTCTATTTCATCTATTGGCAACCAACCCCACCAATTTTCTTTAATATTTGTGCAAGTTTCATCATCATAACCAACACCTGAAACTCTAATCATATTTCCCATAAGTTTATTTATGTCAATTTGATAATATCTACTATTAGGTATTTTACCATTATTTCAATTAGTTGTCAAGATATTATTAGGATTAAAAATGCTATCATTTAATTTAATAAGGTAGCAATTATCTTCAAGTAATCTTATCTTTACATCTTTCTTAATTGCATAAGTAGTTTCATTTACTTGTTCTATATGTGCAAATTTAACTTTATGCAATTCACGTTCTAGTCGTTCACTCATATTATTCTCCTAATTGACTAGGTTCTCACTCACACAATTCAAAACTAGCATACTAGCACAATGTAATAATGCTACTAATGGATTACTATTTAAGATTTCAAATAAATCTCTTGTAGAGTGACCATTATCCATACCACAATTATAATGTATTATTGCTAAAATTTCTTCATCAGTTAAGTTAATAAATTTCTTTAAGACCATATATGAATTAAGACCTAAATCACCACAAGTAAATCTATTTTCTGCATCCTTAACTTTATATGCTTTAGTAGTTACCCAATCAAATTTACCTAAATCATCGAATTTACTACCATTAGGTGAATACACCTTTTCATTCTTACCATATTCTTCATAATAACCTACTTTATTGATTGCGTGAAATAGACCTAATATTTCTAGTGTATCATCACCAACATCAACCTTATCAAACACTTTCAAATCAAGTAGATTATATAACATATTAACTACTTCTAAACTATACTTTGCTAGACCACCATTAAATGCAAAATGTGTATTTGTCATTAGCGGTGCACTAAAATAACCACTATTAACTAAAAAGTCACATAGACTTTTCTTATGTTCATCATCTAATCTAGTAAGATTATTAACTATTCCCAAAATAACTGATTTAGTATCACTCATTATATCACTAATCCTTTCTATAACTAATTCTAATGCCCTTATTTTTCGTTTTTATTATTTTCTTGATAACTAACTCACTTTTCAAATAAAAAGCGATTATAAAGCCTTTAAATAAATTAGGGTTGATTTTCTTTAACCAACCCTAACTATTTGTACAATTAAATTTTCTTTATTGTTAGAGAACTTGAAGTTGTTTTAGTGTATTTACCATTTAACTTTTCTGCTACACTTTCACTATTCTTAATTAATTCATTAAGACCTTTAGTGTTAATTGCCTCAACAATATAAGACTTTAAATTATCGTCTTGTTTTAATAAAGTAACTAAGGCTTGTTCATCGTTATACTTAATTGTTTCTTTATAAGACACTGCTGCTGAATATCCATTACCTTCATACTTTTTAGTAGCATAGTCATTTGTTAATAAATTAACGATTGCTTTATTTTGTACTTTAAGTTCTTCACTTAATTTATCAATAAGTGCTTTTTTATCAAAATATTCTTTTATTTGCTTGTCTAAATCACTAAGAATCATAAATCCTTCTTCTTTAATCTCTTTAGTTAATTCTTCACTAGCATTATTAAGGTTAGTATCCCACGCTGATGCTACCTTAGTACCTAATTCTAATGCTAACTCATCTCTAGTCATACATTCTCTTAATTGTTTCATAATCTAAATTCCTCCTAATTTAACATTTTTTATTTGATTACGTCTTAATTATATCATTTATAATTTAATTTGTCAACAATTATTTATTCTAAATCTCATAATTTGATAAAATCAATGCCATAAGTATCGAAATAGTCTATTTTAATTTGTTTATCATCTTTGTATTGAATAGAATATGGGATATCTTCTTTAGTAAGTCTATGACATTGATTTTCTGTATAGAATTTAGATTTACAATTTTCACATATATACTCAACTCAACCATTAGTTGAATATCTAACTGGTTCACCACAATTTATGCAATAACATAATGATAATATTTCATACTTACTAATCACCTTACCAGAATGCTTACCTACACCATTATTGTATAAACATAGTTCACCTCATTTTTCTTTAATTTGGGTAAATCTAAATGTTTTAAGAATACCATCTTTTTTAAGTGCTACTTTAAGTTCTTTACATAATTGTTTACCAAAGGCTTTTCTTCAACCCTCAGGTATCTCATCATATTTAGTAAAACTATAACCACAAGATTTGTCAGTTCATACATTTCTTGCTTTCATAAAAGGGTATCTTAAACAAAAGAAATAATTTTTAATATATCTGAATATATTTATTTTATATAATCATTGTTTAATTTTATATTTCATTGTCATATTCCTCCTCAAGTTTATCAATAAGGAATTTCATTAACTTTTCATTAATCACATAATAATTTGGTTGGTCTGGACCAAAATTAAATGCAATACAACTATTATCTAATCTCATAGCAAATGCTTCTTCCTTATTCTTATCAATTCATTCTTTTTTAATTGAGAATGAATTTTTATCTTTCATAAGTGTTTTGCACTCGGCGAGGGTTGATGCGTTTTTTATAACCACATCACCCTTCCTAAAATGACCACTTCCTGAAGATGAATTAGGTGTACCACCCAATGCTTTGGCAACACTTTGCTCTTGCTTAGATGAATAATATCTAGTACTTTCTTTATTCTTAGTCATAATTATTCACCATCTAGTGTTTCATTAAATTCCTTTGCAACATCTAACCCTAGCATTTTCTCGAATGATACAATATTAGGGTCATCTTTAATTGAAAGTTTTTCATAAACTGCATCATAAATCTTTTTCCAAAAATCTAAATGTTCATTAAAGTATTTCTTTACATTATTAGCACCATTTAATTTAATTTGTTTACCATTAGCATCACTTAAGTATGCACCAGTGTTTAAGTCGATAAAACTATACCAACCACCTGTCTTTTCAATCATTCCAAAGTGTGTTGCTACTTCTATAGTGTCTTGTAGTATATCAATACCTCTTACATAATTTAAGTGGCATCTACCTAATTTTCTATCCCAACGACAGAATTTAGTTTTTAATACTGCTACTTCAATAATGTGACCTGCTGGTGATTCTGCATTACTACTTAAATCACCACCATTTTCATCGAAATAGCCACCACGTTTAACTTTTAGTCTTAAACTACAAGCACGTTTCCAATATTCACCACCACCAGTTGTTTCTGGGTTTCCATACCCACTAATATTCATAATGATACCATTGATACCAATAAATGTAGTTCTAAACTTATTGAATAAACCTGTTGTTCTTCTAACAAAGTCTGCCATAACTTTTGCCATAATACCCATATCTTTTTTCTCTAGGCTTTCATTAGCAGTTTGTTGTGGTGCTATTGCTACTAAACTATCAAATATAATTAAACCAATTTGACCACTTTTAACTGACTCAATTACCATATCGAATATTTGTTCTGCTGTTTGACCTAATGGTGTAATATACAATGTTTGTATGTCTTGGTCATTCATATCATATCCTGTAGATGTAAGTGCTCATTGTGGGTCTGCTGTACCTTCGGCATCTACGAATAAAATATGTCTACGTTGTTCTATTGGTTTCTTCTTCTCTTTCTTAATATAGTCACTTGCCATAAGGAATGCTAGTGTTGTTTTACCACTAGACTCTTTACCTGAAATCTCAACAAAGATACCTTCTGGAATTGAATTGTATGTACAAAAGTCTAAACTAGGTGAACCTAATGATAATGTAGTTTTAAACTTATCAGCATTAACACCTACATTAGCAATACCTTCCATATCATATTTCTTAGCAATATTCTTAACAATATCTTTTAATTCCATTAATTATTATCTCCTTCATAAGTGTCACCAAATGGGTTTACTCTATCTGAATAATCTTTCTCATTCATTCTCTTTGATATAATCTTAGATAGTGTTTTAATCATTTCCTGTGCACTCTCTACTTTTGATTTTATTATTTTAAAACTTCTTGAATATAATGAATTTACTAAATTCTCATTCATAGAACTATTTTCTGCGAATACTCTATTTTCATCAACAGTTGGTTTCTTACCACTAGTTACACCATTGATTTGATTATCACTAAATGCTTGGTTATATTTCAACTTTGCATTTTGCTTAGCAAAATCTTCATATAAACCTAAGAACTCTGCTTTTGAACTAATGAAATACATAGCACTTGTTAATTCTAGGAAATATTTTTCCAATATGCTATCAGGAACGTTGTCATTTCCTATAATGTTATCTATAATATCTTTCATTAATTCATCTAGTGTATCTGTATATTTCTTAACAATGTCATCACTCATAGATTTAATGTAGTCTACATTGTCATTTACACTTTTAATTACTTCTTCTAATTTGCTTTTATCTTCCATATTTACCCCTTTTCTATTGTATTAAAAATAGTGAAATCACATTTCATATATGTTCTCATTTTAGTTGCGGGTATATTATATACTAAATAATCGCATTTGTCAATCATCTTAACATTGAACGATTTTAAGCCATCATTTTTCATTTTCTTTATTTCACTTACATTTAATCAAACTACTATATCAAAACTAGAGAACCATAATAATACACCTGGATATGTATCATCTTTATCATCTTGTTCAAGTAGTTTATCATATTGTCTTAACTTTGCTTCAAAATTAAATGTAGTTTCTTTTGTTTCCTTACATTCAATTAAGAATAACTTTTTATTTACAAAGCCTATATAGTCGCATATATTACTTGATTGACCATAATATCTACTTTGTTGGTCTGGTAAACGAATAAAGAAAGAAGTAGGGAAAGTTCTCTCCCAATCTTCTTTTACTTTATCTTCAAACTTCTTTCCTAGATTAGCCATAGGCATTAAGCCTTTCTATTAGCCTCTGGAATTACGTTCTTTACATTACCTCTTGACAAGATAATACATTGTTTATTTCCAAAACTAATTGAAATATTAGGCTCAACACAACTATCTAGTATAGACTTTAATAATGAAATGTCAGTAATTAACTCATAAGTAGAAGTTAAGTTAGGTAATTTACAAGATAATGTTTCTTTATTCTCTTTATTTAAATCATAAATAGTTAAAGTATCTTGTGTAAATTCTAATGAACCTAAATTCTTATTAACACCACCTCTAGCATTAGTCAAAATTAAAATTCTAGTTAGTGCTAAAATTAATTCAAATCTATCTAGTTCAACTGTATAATTTAGTTGACTACTTGCTACTGCTCTTACTCTATCTTTAGGGAACTTAGCGATTGCTTGGTCATCTGTTGATGTGATTGCTGTAATTGAAATATCACTTGTTTCAAACTTAACCTTTGTTTGAATTTTTCCTGCAACCTCATCATAACCTAATGTAAACTTAACATCACCATCTTTGAATAACTTAAATAACTTAACTAATTTTTGATTTAGTAATAACTTAACTGGTTGAGGTAATGTGAATGAGTTTACACAAGCATCACTAGTAAATGTTACACAACCTTGCTCATCTACATAATATAACTTTTGTAAAGGTGACTTAACATTTCCATCATCAATAAATACCTTTGAATTATAGTTTAAAATACCAACTAATACCTCTGATGAAACATTAAATGTTGTTGTAGGGTTATCAATAGTAATTTCACCAATATTAACTAAGTCATTGCTTTCATACATTAAAGGTAATTTATAACTACCATTTGCTTTTAAAATTAAAGTTGATGTAGTTGTCTTTAATTCAATATCTTTTGTAGTAATCTTACTTACTAATGAGAAGAATAACTTAGCATCTACTACTGCTCTAAATTCTTCACTTTCTACACCATCAATAATAACTTGTGCATAATATTCTCTATTACTAACATTTAATTGTAGTTGATTGTTTACTACCTTTAATTCTAACTTATCACCAGTAGTTGAGTCTGTATCAACTGCTTGTAAAATCTTATTTGCTACTTCTTGTAATTGTTCTGTCTTAATAAACATAATTATTTCCTTTCTATTATTTATTCTCTAACATTTTAATTATATCTTCTTCTAATAATTCACAATGAATTTCTTTTAACTTTTCAAATGCTTCTTCTTTTGGCATTGTTTCTTGTAAATGGTCAAAATCATTTTGAACTTGAACACTTTGTTCATCGAAATACCAGTTACTTACTAAATATGGGTCACAACTCATTGGAACATTTATATATGGTTTTGCTGTATCAACCATTACTTCAACTAATCTTTGACTTGCTCTTTCACCATTTATTTTAGGGCAAGTACATAATAATTCATCGTGAATAGGAACTAACATTCTCAACCCTAGTTCATTTAATTCTTTGTCATTATAAATATTGACCATTGCTAGTTTTGTTAATGTTGCTGCTCCACCTTGAACTATAGCATTTACTGATTGTCTTTCTGCTTTTGCTATTTTATCATCATTTGAAATAATTGATACACCCTCGCTCAATGCTTTAGATACTATAGATTGTAGTTGCTTTCTACCTCTAACATCTTTCAATAATTCATTATATTTGATAATAAGTGAATTGTCAATTTTATCAGTACAACAAATGATTGGGTTAAATGTATTATGTGATTCTTTATATTCATCAGTGTAATCTAACGAGTATCTAGGTAAACTAACATCTGGTAAGTGTCTTCTACGACCATACCAATCTTCAACATATTCTAATTTCTTAACTTTATCGTGAGTAAGATTAATCCAATCTTTTACCTTAGGGAAAGATTTAAAGAAATTATCAATAATCTTTTGACCTTCTTCTTTTGGTTTACCAACTTGCTCTGCTATTGAATAAGCACCTCTGCCATACAGTATTCCTAAAAGGCACGTTTTGGCTTCTTTTCTACGTTTAGTTCCTGCTTTATTTTTATGTGTTTTATAGCCACAAACTACTTCTTTACCATCTATTTCAATATGCGTACCCTCAGGAAAAAATTCCAAATTATCGGAATATTCATTATCAAACATACTTTGTGCAATAACTGCATATAAATCTTTATTGTCTTTATATGCTTGTATCATTGTATTGTCTTGCGAATAGAATGCTGTTAATCTTGGTTCTTGACCACTATAATCTGAACCACATAATACATATTCAATTTTACTTTTTATTTTTTCATTACTGTGTGTAATAACTTTAACATCATTATCTATATTAACACTTATAATACTTACACCATTACCATATACATCTAGTAGCACATCTTTAGGTGTTAAATCTATTGCATATTTTCAACCATCAATAGTTTGAACTTCACTTATATTACTAAAAGAATAAGTGTTGTTAATTGGTTCAATTTCTTTCTCTATTTTATCACCACAAAATAACAATCTTACCTCAGTGTTCTTACTAGGTATTTGTTGAAGATTAGGCTCACTACTTGAAAATCTACCAGTAACAACACCATTATCTTCCTTACCTGTTTGATTTAGATTACAATGTATTTTATGAGTTACTGGGTTTACTAATGTTGGTAGTTTTTTAATGAAATCATTTAACAATGTAACAATAGATTTTCTTTCTCTAATTATTCTACATAAATTAGAGTGTCTTTCTTCATCAAATATTTCCATAGCAAACTTATCTGTACTTCTAGGTTTATCTTCAAGTGCTGGTTCATATTTAAGAATATCATAAAGTAATATTGCTAATTGTTGTGGTGACTCTGTATTTATAGGGTCTTCTAATACTTCATTTTTTGATTTACCTAATTTATAATGACCTTTAGCATCAGAATAAGGATAATTCTTAAAATCTTTTACCTTTTTACTAGCATATACTTTTGGTTTTTCAAGTGCTTCTGCACTCAATCTTCAAGTATTTATTGTATCTTTGTATTTAGATAATTCATCACTTAACTCTTTGTCATAATCTTCTAATATCTTAGTGTATTTAGTTAATAATCTATCACCATAACCTGTATCAAACTTAATACCATCTAATTCCATTTCTGCGACAGGTATTATTAAAGGCATTTCGACATCTAGAAAGAGTTTTAATGCGTTTTTCTGGTCATCTTGATATAATATACCTTTTTGATATAAAAACAGTTTATAGGTCATTATAGCATCTGTTGCAGAATATAAAGCGAATATATTAGGGTCTACATATTTATATGGTACTGGGAATAATTCTTCAATATCATATTCTGGATGGTTAGGGTCAACGTGTTGTTTATATTGCCACTTAAGATTTGCTGTTTGCTCATTCTCATCAATTATTCTTGACCCTATCATAGTATCCCAATCTAAAGGTAATGCTACACCTATTGATAACTTAGTAAATTTATAATCGAATTTACCATTGTGCATTATTGTATAAATCTTATTATCTACAATTCTTTGTAGTTGTTCTTTACAATCTTCATCATTAACTTGATTAGGTAATAATTCATCAGTTAATGGGTCAACGTGTCAAATAGGAACATAAGCAGGTTGTTGACTTGGTGAGTATAAGCATAGACCCAATACTTTACCAGTATAAGGGTCTAATGAATTTGTAGTTTCTGTATCGTATGCTCATACACCATCTTTAATTATATTGTCAAAGTATTCTTTTAATTGTTCTTTACTTCTAATAACTAAAGTATCTTTAATATGCTCGTGTAATAGTTTCTTAACATATTCATTAAGTAGATTAAGTCTATCTAATAGAGTTAAACTTTTCTTCTTAATGAGTTTTTTAAATTCTTCTTTATCTAAACTTTCTGGGTTATTTATTTTATTTATAATTTCCTCAACCTTAGATTTATCATCATTTGTGGGAATTACAAATTCTTCTCCCCATAAATTTTGCATAGGAAACCTCCTAATAATTTATTTTAGTAATATCTCCTTGTTGGCTTACTACCATCGTTTGTTGGTGCTTGTGTAGGTTGTTGTGGTAATGGTTGTGATTGTGTATAAACTTGTTGTTGAGCAGGTTGCTCATTAAAAGGATTACCATCACCCATTGGGAAATTACTTTGCTGTGGTTGTTGATATTGTGGTTGAGCACCATATTGTTGAGTAGGTGCTTGATATTGTGGATTATAATAATTTTGTGGTTGTGCTTGATGTTGATTTGGTGTTTGTTGATAGCCTTCATTTGTTTGTTGAGGTTGTGCCTTTTGTCTTTCTGGCATAACACCTGTATTAACAAATTGAGTTAATTCCTCAAAATTTCTATCTAAGAAAGCAAAATTGTTAGGCTTGAAATTAGCAAATGCACTAAAATCACTTGGATATGTCTGCTCATTATAGATTTGAGGATTCATTGTAGGCATAATATCATAAGTTGTATTCTTATCACCCTTTGCACCAATTCTCTTAATCTTATATACTACATTGTGACAATCATTAAGTCTTTCTGCTAATGTCTTTGCAAATCCTGTAGGTCTATCCCATACACAAGGAACTACCTCAATACCATTTTGACCTTGAACGTACACTAACATCTTTACAATAAATCTACCCTTTGCTACATCACCTTTTGCACATAATGGGCAAGCAGTAGTTGGTTGATTTGCTTCTCTAATACAATTTACAAATCTATAATTACCATTAACACTAACTCTATGTAAATCGTATAGTTCAAATTCATTTGGTGAAGTGTAAGGGAATCTTACTAATACTACATCACCATCATTCTTTAAGAAATTAAAGAATCTAATGTTTCCACCTTCAAATTGCTTGTTTTGTTGTCTTTGTTGATAACTTTCATAACTAAATTGTGCCATAATCTAATCTTTTCTCCTTTTCTAATTTTTATTTATTGCACTATAATAACATTTCATAAATTCTTCTTGTGTTAAGTCATTAACATCTCTATTAGGTGGAACTTCCATAATGTCTATAAATACATCTTTCCTAATCATTTTTATAAATCGTTCTACACCTTTTCTACCAGCATCATCATTATCTAATGCTAATATGTAATGTCTTATACTTGAAGAATTTAATATATCTCTTTGATATGTAGTTAATGTACTACCAAATAATGCTATTGCTGGTATACCATATGTTCAACAAGTAAGTGCATTAATCTGACTTTCACATACTACTACATCTTTAATATCTAACTTATTAATAAAATTTAATAAGTAAATTGGTTTATCAATATCCTTAGGTAAATGATAATATTTATAATTAACATTTCTACTTGTTAGAAATAATAAATTATCATTCTCATCTCACACAGGAAATATGATACATTGACTTTTAGGGTCATATTTAATTTTAAATTTTGATATAACATCGCTTGTTAATTTTCTTTGTGCCATATATGGATGATAACTTTGAAATGTATCTAATATACTCTCATCTAAATAATTGACCTTTTTGTCAGTAGGTAATTCTATCTTTTGCAAATCTAAATTAACACCATATACTTTTCTACCAAATCTACTTATTAACCATCTTTTACCAAATTCATCGCTTTCATCAAAGCAACCTCCAATTAAGTGATATAATCTACCTTTTTGTTTGCAAGTAAAACAGTTAAACACACCATACTCTAACTTAGAGTTAGGGTCACTTACAACACCACAAGAGTTTCTTCTTTCGTGACCATCACTATGAAATGGGCAAGTAATAGAAACTCAAGTACCATTGTCTATTATACTACTTAATTTACCATTTGTCAATTCTCTTTTACATTGAGTTAATATTTCGATAATTGGTGTGTCTATGATATAACCATCTATAATTAAATCCACTAGAACACATCATCTCCTTCGACATCATATCTATGCTCATATTCATTATTTTCTTCACTACCAACTTCTTCATTTTCAGGTATATACTTCCATACACCTAAATTCAAATCTGTATGATAAGTTAAAACTTTATTACGAGCACCCATATCTCTAATCTTAACTATTTGTAATTTAACAATATTCTCATCGTTCTTATCTCTTGATAAACCTAATACTAAGGTACTATCTTGACCTATCTTATCTGCATTAGCAATTTGAGTTAAATCAAGTAAATCACTATCTTCATTTTTCTCTCTATTCATTTGAGCAACACATATAATAGGTTTCTTTTCTAAGTCTTGTAATAACTTCATACTTGTAGATATATTATAGGCTTTCTCTTGATTATTTCTACCACCCTTTTCATCTTTTAATAACGAATGTTGGTCAACAAATAATATATCTAATTCTGATTTCTCCATAAATGCTCTTAATGTAGATACACTAGCATAATCGCCTATCATTTTAGGTGTCAATACAAATATAG